CGGTTTGTTTCGCCTGCCGGTCTCCAGATAAAGACGTGCCCCTCAGCGCCAACATAGGACTGTGTTAGAGCTGTCGAATCCCAGGTCGGACCACCTGTTAGTGCGCCCTCAGTATCCGCCGTACGGACCCGCATCGTGTCACTGGTGCCTAGATTGGTTGCCAGCAAGGCTATCAAATTAAAATCCGATACTGCGCCCAGGTCGATAACAAGGTAAGGAGTGCCACCAGTGCCTTCCCATACGTCTGTGGGTTGCATGGTCTGTAAGTTGCTTGCCGGGCCTGCTGCTGTCTCTGGTGTACCCGTTATCGCAGTAGCAGCGTCTGACAGTATCGGCGTGGCGATTATAATATTAGTTGTTTCGTCCATAACTTAACTTGACGCAATGCCGCTTGTGAATAGGATAAGCTCACTTGCATATAATGCGCCTGGAGCCGTACTGTCCTGAGCCTCTATCGCTAAATAATTGCCTAGCGTGGCTGTGGAGTTATGCTTAATACCAATAACAGATAGCCTCCCAACGCCTTCGATTCCATCCCATATCCATTCGCATGTGCCGTCTGTTATGGTTGCACTTGCAGGGTCGATTACCTCTCCTGTTGGTCCGCCGGACCCTGCCGATGTCCCCGCATCTGTGCATATATACCGATTCGTTCCATCATTTTCGACCAGATCACCGACAGAATAAGCAGTGGTTGCAGCCCATGCCGCAGTATCGTCTTCACAACAGCGGCAAAGGGTTGTATGTGTTACGCCATCCCGTGTTGTAGTCGCGTACACATTTGATGCCCCGCTGTGCCCGTTTATAACCAGAGTCCCCTTGTCACTGATGCACAGCCTCTCGACGTTTGCCCCAGCACTTACAGAATGATATATATCTGTGAACGTGTTAACGGCAACTAGTGCCCCGTCATCATTCTGGCCATAGATGTGACACTTGCACGGACCCTCCACCCAGAGACCATGAAATGAGTTACCGCTTGCCCCAGCACCTAAAAATATATTCCATCCGATATGAGACCCCGCACCATTAAATGCAGCGTAACTATTCTGGATATATCCACCGAACCACGTATTCCCCCCGGCAGATGTCAGATGCAGCCCCGCCGCGTCATTACCGTCTGCAGTACATGAATGGAAAGCGCAGGCATTCGTTGGGAGACTATTAGGTGTCCGAGCAGTCCAGTTATTAAACCCCTGAGCAAGCACCCAGCCGCTTCCGGCATTATCATGCGAATATGTCGATTGGAAGAATGTACCAATACACTCCTGCAGAACGACACCATGTCTGCCACACTCTGACACTTCGACGCCTTGAATGTATGACGGCGTAGAAAAGCGTAGCAAGGACAAGCCATCTTGTGATGTTTCCGCTAGATCACCAACAATAGAAAAATCTCTCAGGAATGTTCCCCTGTTATTGTATGGCGCACCGGCATAGGCATTGCGTATGATTTCACCGTCGTAGTCAGATGTAAATATAGTCCCCAGCGTACTCTCACCCATCAACGACGCGCCCTGAGTTATCTCCAGAGTGCTGGCTAAATAGTATTCCCCTGAAGGAACGAATACCACTCCACTCACTGCTGCAGCATCATCCAGCGCATCTTGTATGGCCGATGTATCGTCTGTTGGATAGCCAGTTCCTGCCGCACCATAATAGCTGGCATTGAATAGTCCGCCTATCGCAGCAATTTCGGCCTTTGTCGTATCGTTAGCATTTGCTATTGTTGGCATTTACTTATCCCAAGTCCAAACTTTCACCGGATAGTGTCTCGACAAGCGTGGCGGATGATGCTGTCTCAAACAATTCGGTAAATTCATTGTCCGTCATCAAGAGCCGGAAAGTCGTTCTGCCTGACGTAGTATTTTCCCGAATACCTAAAATTATCATATCTGCATCAATGCCGAATCGATCATAGTCAAGAGTGATGGTCTGACCTATCTGGTATCTGAATTGCTGTCGCCTGGTAGTGATATCAATCCGGTCAAACGTCGCTCCGTATAGTGCTTGTTGCCTCGCATTCTCTGTGTCTGCATCGGCGGACGTTGAAAGTAGCGTGTCTTTAACGACAACCCGCGCCCCGAGATGCCTTTCCTTTATCGATGCCGTTTCATTCGTCGAATACTGGTATTCCCGAGATGTCAGAGTGCGCCGAGCTGATGTAGCTGCACCAACAAACTGGCTTTCGTTGTGGACTGTCCATGATTTAGTGCTACCGATACGTCGTCGCCATGATGGCGGAACAGTGCGCACACGCTTAAACGACCCTTTGACTATATCGTCCTCCGTGATGGTCCCGGAACGGAAACGTTTGCGGAGGACAGCTATAGTCAACAATCCAACTCGGTTAAACGTCCAGGCCCCGCCGATGCTGTGCATCAGATCTTTAACCACCGAGGCAATAGTCCCGCCGGTTATGTATACACCCGAGACCGACCGGCTGCTGTCCAGGTGCGCAGTGTAAAACGAAGGCAGGTTTAAATCGCTTGCAGTCAGGTCGGATCTGTCAATAACAATACGCTTTATAATATGGGCAGCGTTACTAACATACCCATCTCCAGAGTTATCCCCTTGTACGTCTAGAGTTAGTAGCTTAGAAGGTGGTGCACCTAGTTTGATATAACCACTATCCAGTTGAGTTTTGTAGTATCCAGGCTCAACACTGGCCGCTGTTATATCCGCCACGTCACCAGCCGAATCCAAGGCGAGTCCACCATCAAAAGCAACCGCAGACTCCGCCGAACCATCGTGGAACTGATACACCAGATTTGTAGAATCGACTTGTATCGGCGTAATGTTCGTGACCGCGCCATAAACTAATGGCTTCTCGTTGCCTTCCAGTGTCGCATCACCTTCGAGCCCACCTACTCCGGTGTAGGTCGTCTCCTGGATGTCCTTATCCAATAAGGTTTCCTTACCTCTGAAGACAATACCTAGCCGTCTGCGGTCATAGGTGATACCTTCCGCTGTACCCTTGAGGACAGTGATATATTCATCAATAGCAAACCCCTCAGCGCCCAGCTTTACATCAACGTCGCGCCCATCCCACGCATATGCGGCGAGGTCATCGCGAGCACCATCCCCAATCAATCACTCCAGATTGCCGAATGATGTGCGACCCTGTGCGGATTCATCATCACCAAACAAGTCCACATTACTGTCGCAGGCATTTTTTAAGTATGCAGGCCAGTGCTCATCGTCAACAATTGGATGTGCTAATCCAATGGAGGCACGGACATCTGTTTCAGATGCAGTAGATGTATCATATGGTGTCGCATGGAATAGAAACGACCTTGCGGCTTCCTGATCGGCTATGAGATCTACAGTAGTGGATGCTACTGACTCATCGATAGTGGAGCTGGCAAACCCTATAGACGCGAATGGATTAAGCCCAAATAGCATTAGGCAGCAGCCGGTGCATTAAGTAGTAGTTTAATGTCTGCATTCATTTCTACGATTTCTTGTTTCAGACTTCCTATTTCTTCTTGGAGTGCAGTTACTATCGCGTTGTCTCCAGTCGTGATAGCAGCACCAACATCTTGCAGAGTAGACACAGTGTCTCTCTGATCGACCAAGCCACGGACAGTCGAATCCAAGAAGTTGGTAAACTCAAAGAACTCCGCCGAACTCCCAAGCTGTTCACGCTTGAGATCTATGAATCCTGGTAGGAAGGAAGCCAGCGACGACCGTGCTGATGGGTCACTGCGAGCATCGGACAGCAGTTGATTGAATACACTTTCGGAATTGTTTATCTGTGACCCCAGTGACAGGCCGCCTGCGCTGGTAGTCTTGAGGGATGTCAGAACAGATAGCAGACTAGCATTGGCCGACATAAAATCAGCGGCGAATCTATCTAGCACCTGCTGACGTTCTAATGCGTTCAGTCTTTCGACATCGACCAGATCAGCACCGAGGGTTACAGCATTAGCTAAACGATCTTTAGCAACCCGCTCGACCGATTCTAAGGCAAAGATTAATGGTTCTTCTATAGCCAGTATCTGGTCTGTAATCGATGTATTGAAATCAGTCGTTAATTTTTGAGTGGCTTTGGCTAAGCGTTCGTTGACTTCCTCGACCGAAAAGCCCAGGTCTACAGCGACATCAGACAGCTCCCGGAACTGTTCAGTGATCGCCTGCAACGCCACTTCAGCATCATTCAGCGGTTCGCCCTGTTCGCCAAACATATTGATCAACTCGATGATTCTGCCAGCCTCACCTACCAACTGATCGATGTTTCCAGGATCTCGGCCAATCTGGTTTAGCAGCCCAGATGCAACAGTGTTTTCAGAAACAGCATCGATGATCCTGACAAGTCTGGTTTTGACAACATCGAAGCTTTCGTTATCGAATGAGTGCGCACTGAAGAACTGTCCAGTTCCAGAAAGCGCACCACGCACACGGGCTATCTGGTCAGGATCAAGAAGTTTAGCGATTGACTTATCAATGCCCGCTAGGCTGCGTACAATGGCGTCTGCATCGATATTCTTGGAGGTTGATACACTTAGGCCACCGAATGGTGTTTGGACGCCACCGGCCCCTGTGTTGAATCCGAACTTCTGCTTGTCGTTTCCACCGCCAAATAGGCTGCCGATTCCACCACCCAGAAGCCCGCCGCCGAACCCGCCCAAGGCCGACCCGAGGGCCATTGTACCAAGTGACCCCAAAGGCCCACCCAAAGCGAAACCTAGATAAGCTCCTGCTCCTGCACCCAGCAAGCCACCGGCCAATCCGCCTGCTGTACCGGCTGTACTACCGAACCCGCCGCTGAGATATGTCCCGCCCAGAGCGCCCCCAACACCAAGCAGTGCGGGATGAGCCAACAGTCCCGAGAGTGCTCCACCACCAGCGAGTGCCCCACCCGCAGTACCACCCGCAGCACCCGCAGCACTACTACCGAACAACCCTAGCCCGCCGAGCAGTTGAGGTCTGAACACTAACAAAGCAGCCATTTCACCAGCAAGCCGGGCCATAATATCTTTTACCAAATCTGCAAACGACTCGAATTCCAGCTTGCCGTGGCGAAAAGCTTCGGTAAAAGCATTACCGAATCCACGTTGGATATTCTCTGCAGCTCGATCAAACGGTTCTTGAATTTCGCTTGCCGCTTCCTTTGCAGCCTCTGCCGCTTCCTCTGCCGCTTCAGCTGCTTTGCGCCTGGCGTCTTTCGTCTCATTTATGGCTTTAGTTTCAGCCTGCGTTGCCATAACTATACGGACAATTGCCGCTTCTTGATCAAGTGTTGCAGTCGTCCCGGCACCACGAAGCGCATTCTCTATTTCTAATTCATCATTCAGCGCGGCAACAGCTATTTCACCTTGCCCAACCGCTTCGGCCATGCGCTCTTGTTCGTCTCTAGCAATACTTAATTTCTCAATATATTGTTCTAGTGTTTTTTGGCCTTGTGATCCTTTGCCGCCTAGTAGGTGATCTAATGCACCGGCTAAATCTTCAGGCTTCTTTTTACCTGCTTCATCTATTGCCTTAGTAACCTTCTCTATCGCTAATTGCCATTCTTCCAATGATTTACGTTCTGCATCCAATTCTTCTTGTAAGCGCGTCTTTACTGCCTTTTGATGTGCCGCAGGCCCACGAATGTTTCTGTTACGCCTACGCTCAAGATCACGGATTTTCCGCTCTGCTTCCTTCGCTTCTATCCTTGCTGCAGCTCTTTCTTGCTCCAGCATTGTCTTTGTCACTAACGCAATGTCTTTAGCCAATTCAACCTGACTCTTACCAAGATTAAGCAATTTTTCTTTTAGTTTTTCCGCACGTTCTTCTGCGTCTTTAGTCCGTTGATTCCACACCCATAGGGCCCCAGCAGCCGCTGCAATAACACCAGGCAAACCACCAAAGATTCCTAATAGCCTTGATGCCCTACCTAAAAAGGTTAAAGGGATTGCTGCTTTTAATGCCTTATTATATTTTGTTGTTGCTCGTTCCAGTCTACCCGTTGACCTTACAAGCTCGTTCTGTTTCTTCCCCCATTTACCTATGACTCCGATATGCCCAGTTGCAATGACTAATTCTGCCTGTCTTGCCCGAACATGGGCCAGCGTTGCGGCTGTGGCTGCTATCCTTGCGGTTACTTCGGCTTTTAATGCAATTGTTCCTTTTACAGTCGCAACTGTTGCCCCAATTATTGCTTGCACTAAACGCACCCCAAGATACCCTGCAAGCACCAATACAATATCCGCCACTGTCTCCAAATTGCCAGCCAATGATCTTATTCCGGCTGCTAATCTTCCAGTGACATTAAATTCCTTATTTATTTCACCAGTCAAAGCCTGAAACTCATTTCTCAAGTTCATAAAAGCGCGGCCGACAGTATCAGGCATCTTTGCAGCTTCTTGCGCAACCCTAACGGAGGCATTGTTGATGGCCGTTACCATTACATCTGCAGTTATTTCTCCTTGTTCAGCTAACTTTCTGAATTGCGCCAATGTAATGTCATACTCATCTGTAATCGTCTTAACGATCACGGGTACTTGTTCCATTACAGATCTTAGTTCTTCACCACTCAGCCTCGATGAAGCAATTGCCTGAGATAACTGAATCATTGCCGCTGTTGATTCTTGCGCGGATGCACCACTAATCAGGGTTAATCGCTGGATGGTTTGGACAAACTTGAGAACATCCTGCGTTGTAGCGCCGATGTCTTTTCTAACTCGTTGTGTCCGAATAAATAACTTGGCCGCCGATTCCATGGACACGCCAACTTCATTGGCTGAATCCCTTAACGACTGCATAACGAATTTCTGTTCTTCGAGACTATCAGTTACAGTTTTTACCCTGGCATTGATCAGCACAAATTGATCAGCAACATGGACAAGCCCTTTTGCTGTTTGAGTTATACCTACACCGATCAACAGATTGCGCATCTGCCTCAATGGACCCAATGTTTTAGCAAGCTGTTTTTCTAATCGCTTTGAAGCCGATTCAAACTGCTTTGTACCACGGGTAGCACGGACACTGCCTTTAGTAAAGGCGTCAAGATCCTTGTTGGCTTTCCTTACCTCCTTGGAGTCAACCTTGATACCTAATAAAGCAAAGTCAGTCATTGCTTTTTGCCATCACCGATATATATATCCGATCCAACCTTTTTAAGATGCCAACCTCAAATGATGTTGGTGTTTGCCGTGTCAATCTTGCCCATGCATCTATTTCAGAATAGGCAATTGGGTTCATGCCAAAACCTGCACTGGTTCTCGATCCTGCCAAGTCTAAAAACCATACCCAGATATGGATCAATGCTTGCGGACATTCTTTGTCCGGCATTAATTCAATACCCTTATGCTTCTCGACTTGTCGATAATGGGCACCTTTATTGGACTTGCCCATAGGCCGTGCCATTTCAAATTCTGATTCCGCATACTCTTCCAATGACAGAATCAGTTCCTCAAAAAATTTGCCCTTTCTCCTATGAAGTCATCCACCTGTTCTCTAACCCAAGGGAAGCGTTCATAAAGTGCTTTGGCATTGTCGTTTGAAAATGGGTAGGCAGATCCACCCACCTCGAAATTATCAGACCAGTTCACCGTACAGGCGGACAACACTTCAAGCGCCTCCAATTCAAGCTGTTCAGCCGTTATCTTGAACTTGTTTTTCCGTGACAGTCTTTTGTTGGTAACAACCCTTTGTGCAGCACGATATTCATCGCTATCGAGGCCCAATAGTGAGAATGTCACTGGCTCGCCATCACCACCCAGCAAAGGAATGTCCTCTACTGGATGCATGACAGTCATAGTTGATCCTGCTTGAGTTTCGAGATTGGATAAATCCATATCAGACGTTGCTCCGCTGGATCATCAGTGAATTACTGGTATCGGTATCCACCAGAGACTGGAAAGGCATGGAGACAGTAATCGGACCCTGTTGAGGCGGATCTATATCACCACCCATATATTTCACATTGCCGAAATGAAAGCGCATGAAGTTTGTTCCATCAAGATCATCCAACCTCAGATCAATACTCGATGCAGTCTCATTCACGAATTTGTTAATGAGTGTGGCGTCTTCAAAAAATACCGTGAGTGTACCCGTAATCACCGAGTCACCTTCAAACACGGCTGGAGAAGTATCCGCACCAACAACACCTTCAAGCGTTCTGTTGTTCGCTATCTGGAAATCAATACCCGTAACCACGGCTATTTCAGTTCCACCTTCATACAATGTGCCTTCAAAGGCTGAGAGGGGTTCAGCCGTTGCTGCTGCTTCAGGAGTATCATCAAGGCTCGAACCAGCAATGGCTGGGGCAGACATGCCGACGATATCTAATGTCCCGCCAACAATCGCTTCAGGCTGGATACTTAGCGACATCTGGTTGATCGCACAACCCTTAAAGTTTTGGTATTGAGTAATGTCGGTAAACTGACGCTCAAAGGTATAGGTGTAAAGCTCTGTACCTATCTTTAGCTGCTTACCTGTCAAGGCGAAGACTTCATCACCACCACCCGCTTCATCGGCAACAGTTGTTGCTGCGGTCCCATCCACATTGGTAACAGTGATTTTGTCATTAACAATAGTGGCAATCCTGAACTGGGCATTATTGCCGCCATCGGCATACCCTGAAACATCGATAATGTCACCGATCTGATAACCCAATGTATACCAATCACTCGTCGACAATGTAAATGAGTCATCTGAGGCAGCAGCAGTTGCGTTAACAGTATTAGTAAGAACTGCCCATTCCCCACCTGTAGCCCCCTCCAGCATGTCATCATAGGCTTCCACAGACAATTCAAACCCCAGACTACCGCTGACCTGATTAAACCCATGCCTGACTGTTGCAATCTGTCTGTCAGACCTGCGCTCATTACTCTGTAGCGTGTTTTTCGTAAGATTAATGTTACGATTTGTAGTCCGCAAGGTATAATAAGTCGAACCAGGAGTTTCGCCTTGAGTGGTTTCCTCGACGTATACAATGCCGACCGTTGCGCCGGATGCTAATGTCATAATAAAGACCTCTTAAATAAATGAATGCGCCCGCCATTGAATGCGGACTGGAACGTAATACCAAGGATGTTCTGAAAACCCTGGATCTCTTACGGAAGAGATGATTGATAGATTGTTTGCTAAACTACCTGGAGGTTCATAGATCGCCTTGATATCGTCAGCTAGACCTTCAGCATCTTCTGTACCTGAGTTGACTGGATACACCACATCGTAAGAAACGAATCCTGTACCCTCTATTAAATCTTGAGCCACTAACCGCTCAGGATCTGGATAGTAATATTCTCGAATCCACGGCGAATTGTTTGTTGGTTCGAAATGCCTATTCTCCCAAGCAATGGCAGTAGGTAAGCCTGAAACTGTTAATAATCTTGTTCTCAATGCTTGACGAACAGCTACATGATCAATCATGAATCAGTGTGCTCGTACCAGACCAAATCAAAGTCCATCTGAATACCTGCCGCTTTTGATGTAAGCGCAAATAGATAGCCAGTATTAGGCGCTAGAATACGCTCACCCAGTCCTCGACTTTGAGAACCAGATGACCTGCCAGCCCCTTTCCACTTGTCATAGATTACCGAGCCCCCAGAGACAACAATCTTATTTGAACCTTTATCGCTACCAGAATAAGCACTTTGCGCAGAGGTCGTATTCGCATGTCCGTAGAATCGATTGCGTGGCGTATAAGCCGCGCCCCCAGATGAATAAGTACAACCTTCAGTTATTGTGAATTGGTGCTCACCACTGCCCTCATACTCAAGTAAGAGATGCATACGCTTTTGTGGTGCTGCGGTTGCAGGGGTTAGTATGAAGATATGACTGATATGGCCACTCGCCGCATCTTCATCGTAGATAGACGCTTCAAACATATCACCCTCATGCACTTCATGATGGGCAACATCAATCCATATTCCATAAGGGAATAGCGGATCTGTATAATCGCTTAACGAACTTGTTCGTCTTCGGGTACTCAAATTTCACCTCGTCTAACTTTCCTGATAGCCCTCGCTGCAATAGCTGGTGCGCGGCTTAACGTCCTTTCCACCATTCTGACCGGTCTCCAGCCACGGGGATTAGTATTTATGACACTAGCGACAAACCAATTATTAGTAATATAAACAGACTCGCCCTCTTTCACTTTTGCAATGACTCGCTTTGCAGAAGCAATAGTTGCCAAGCCTGTCTTATCCTTTCTTTTGACTTTGCCCCTGGCCGGTCTGTTTCGACGTGCCCGCCAGCTACCTTTTGTCCTGCCTGTATCTGCCGGGGTTAAATCAACAAGTGTTTTAAACAACTCGTTAGAGGCAACTTTGACAAAATCAGCTTCTTGGCCTATGACCTTTACCGTCCATTTATGTACGTCATCTTCGAAGCTCATTGTTTCACGTGGAATATGTACGAGAGGATAGTTTCACCAATCCGCTTAGTCTTTATCCCCTGAGCGAACCAGACTTCACTATCAATAATAATTGTATCCGTTTCAATATCAGGCGTAATCGGCAAGCCTTGGGCTGGAACACCCAACACCCTATCGTCTGCCTCGATCAAGTCAGGGTTAAAGTCTGTCTTCTGAAGTTTGATATCTTTGACCGTAACAGAATAGTCTGTCACCGTGTTAGCAGCCTGCGTCCCCAGTTCAGGGTCATAGGCACCCTTCACTGTTCGTCTTAACGTTGCTGGCTCACCGATTCTGTTACCGAGACATTGCCCTGTCTGTGCAACAAACGTCCAGTCGGTCATGCCCCGAGGACTCTCCAGGGGTTCAATAACTGCTTAGCAGCCATCGGGATAGCTTGCCCTGAATAAGTGCCCTGCCAAACATCCACAACTTCTTCAGTCCTCAAGGTGCCGTCGCGGCATCTCGCGTAATACCAAGCCTTGATTACCTCAATGGCCCCTTGTTCTACATCATAGGGCAGATCTCTAGTGCCGGAATGATTGGGCAAGACATAACCCGCTGTATACGTAATCTCCCAGTCGGGCTTACCTATGTCATCACCTAACGTATTCAACGTCCATTTGTTCTCGCGCAGAATAGTCCCTGTGCCGTGTCGTTCGATTTCATATTCAGACGCATCAATCGTATCGCCTTCATAATCTACCTGGTCAATCGTTACCAAGGGTGTTCGCTCAAGCATTAATCGTGCAGTGCCGGACCCTGGAATCGTCTCCAGTACCTGTTCCTTAGCAAACACCCGCCGACAGTATTGATTGCAAGCGTAACTCGCTCTCAATATCAGGGTGTTTAATAAGGCATCCTGGACTGGCTCAGTAATATTCAGCAGCGTTTTGACAGCCTGTAATGTCGTCAGGAGGTAGTCGTCTGCTGGTGCTTCAACCGAAATTGTCATTCTTCAGGATTCTTCCTTGGCCGACCGCGTGGCCTCTTAACTGGTTCTTCCTCTTTTTCTTCCGGGGTATCCTCCCACGGGGGTACGTCCGTATCGACCGGCTCAGCCAACTCGACAACATCCTGTTTCAATAGCATATCCGCGACATTAGGTGCCGGTTGAATCACCGCACCGATGGCGTAATAACCATACCGACGTTTCAGCCGATAAAACTTCTGATTTAGATTCCCCGCACGCTGACTCAGAGTCGCCCTGCTTGTTGATTTACTCATCTGTTTACCTCGCTAGGTTTACCAGATACATCATAATCCATTAATGTTTGATAATGCGGCTTTAAATCCTTACATGGCCATGCGATTAATTCCTGCAAATGCCCAACTATGACTTTAGGCGCTAGATGTAAAGTATATCCAGCCTTACGCCACCTTAACCAGAATTCAATATCTGCATCTATCTTGCCATCGGTATAACGACCATCTTCATTGGGTATGCTTTCCATCCATGGCCGCTTATGGTTTCTCAAGCTATCGGCACGAAATATAGTCAGACCGAAATGACCTGTGGTAATCGGGATAAGGTGTCGCGCCAAATTGTAATCGGGAATCGATGTTATATGATTGCCGTTATCATCCCTCATGCCAAACAGCGCCGAATCACATCCCCGTTTACTCTGCAGCGAACAAATAGCATCGGCTTCAGGAACCGCTTCCATCAGTCGATACAGTTCCAATACATCCTGGTAGTCAAATAACGTATCGTAATCGCACGTCAAAACGTATCTGACTGTATCAACAGAAATCTGATCTTCTAATATCTCGCTGGCTATCTGGTGCCAATACGCACCACCAGCAATCTGATAAGCAACACCAGCCCGACTAAACGCATTCATGGCGCACCGGAAATGGGCCACAGGACCGAACCGCGGGGCTGATAGGACTGCAGTTAACCCTTCGCACCGGGTAGCGTCTCCAGACGGCTTATACCCGCTCAGATTCAACGACACGGGCAGTGCAGCACAGTCCTGTATCTCTGACTCCCATCGGTGTATGCGTTCAAGCCCTGCCTCTAGAAATACCTCTTCTAAGACCTCAGCATCAAACGCAGATTTATGATAATCATTCTCATCTGTCTGGCCACCCATCAGATAGCCTTGAACATTGATTGCCTTACCACTTAAATATTCACGGGCAATATATTCCAGATCTGGAACCGCTACCCGCAATCGACCACCAGGCTCTAGCTTATCAACCCAATGGCGAATGACATTCATTACCTCTGTGTGTGAGAAATGCTCAAGCACATGGCTTGCACGGATCTCATTGATTGAATTATCCGGATAGTCCAGAGGATAGACTTCCTGACAACTAAGACGGTCAACTGAAAGGAATCCGGGGATCTCATGACCCCCGGACCCTAAGTCCAGCTTTAGTTCAGCCGGCGCTTTTGTCATGCGTCAGCAACAAGGTCCATACTTGCTCGGGCTACAGTACTATCTTTAGCTTTACCGCAAACAGCGGTTCCGCCAACAATCTGAGTAGCGCCAGCAGGCGTAATCAGAAGTTTCAAGTACCGCATGCGGGCGCGTGCGTCCACATTAAGGCGTAGCATCTGAGCATTGTCGGTGTCAGCAGCTGGAATAGTGAATCCATCAGTAGCATCACCCACTAAACCGGTGATGTTGGCATAAGTGCCATCTGATGTGTCGCATTCCTGCAGTTTCAGCGTTGCCGGATTCGAGGACGTTGCCGCCTGTGAATCCAGCATCACATCAACACCAATTGAATCGAACCCAAGGGTATCAACCAGGCCGGTAGTTGTCGCATTTGTTGCGGTTGAAGTGTTGGCAACGATCAATTTCGTTACCGTGTTTTGGATTGGGAACATAGTATTTTCTCCTTTAAGCTACGTTGCCGATCAGAACAGCAAACGGTGATTTCACGGTCGTAGACCCTAAGTCATGGACATTAATATCATGACGCATGGTTCCTTTGACACCGATCTGATCCTCTTCCCAATACTGCTCGCTGGAAAGTGCAACACGGATACCGCGACGGTCGCCCAATGAACAAGCCATGCCCAGATTACCGAACCCAATCATCACTGCAGCGTCGTAACTTGTATCGACAGCATCAGGATAGATATCTGTCACGGCAATGGGATAACCCAGGAAACGAGGCTGATCAAGATCACCCAACATATCCCGCGTATTACCGCCACCAGCAACCTTAATCGCATTGAACACAACATCCAATGCAGTCGGGCTACATATCCAACTCGACCCATTACGGGCATACATCGGAATGACAGACATCAGGTTAATCAGATCGGCATCAGTGATTTCTTCCAGTTTGTCATGCGTAGCAACAGCTTCTACTACTGCCTTACTATGATTGCCGTCAATCGCCTTTACGTTAACACCGGTAATACCGCCATCAGTTGAAATACCTGTGCCTGTGAAACCCACCGTGTCTTCCTTCAGTGCAAAGGCATACGCGATTTCAGAGGCCATGGCATCAGCAAGATCAATAATAGCATCTTCGCTGACTTCACTCGACATGCGAGTAAGCACCATCAGTTTCTTCGCAACCAGCTGAACATTATCCCATGAAGCGTCTGACTCAGTACCGGCAGTATTCTCACCAGTATAGTAAGCAGTCAGGCCGCCTGTCCGACGCGGGATGTTTGTGGTGTCCGAACCCATTGGACGTACACGAACCAGACGACGAAAAACGCCATACTGTTCACGTAGATCAATAATGGCACGTTCCAGCTCTTCAGGTACAAGCACGCCACCAGCAGTATTGATACCACCGGCCAGGGCAGAACGAATATTCATACCATTCTGACGGCACCAATCAGCAGCCTTTGTACTCCCATAAAGAGTAGCCATGATGAACTGACCGGCCTTGAATGCCCGCATCTCGCCTTCCGGCGTCTTCGGAAACGCTACCATCTTTCCATAAGAACGAGGGATCGAGACAGACTCAGGCTTATGCTGTTCCATAGGTTCAGCAGGCTTGTGAGCAGGAGTGATCTTAATCGATGCCTTCTGCTTCTCTTCCAGTTCCATCTTCAACGCAATATCTGCGTCAAGTTGTTCGACCTTGGCAAGACAAAGATTAAACCGCTCTTTCTCTGCAACATCAGGCGAACGCCCATTTTCTTCTGCAGTCTCAAGGATCTCTTCGGCTTCCGCCATGATCTGAGTCCTCTCATTCTGCATTTCAGATACACTTTTCATGTTAACTCCTAATAAATAAAACCCTTTCGGGCACGGTTTTGCATAATCAAGGACTCGGCTTGACTACTATCTGCTACCTTCGGGCAGCGGAATTCATTCTCGACCACTCTTCACGCATTTCATTCATTTCTTGTCTGTCTTTGCGCTCTTGTTCAGTCAAGGCTTCAGGCGTATGGAAACCATACGACTCATAATCGAATTTTAACATTGCTGCGACTTGTACAGCATCTGTCACTTCATCGGCAAATCCCATCTCAACAGCCTGATTTGCACCAATCCAGGTTTCTTCATCCAGCATCTGGATTAACTCTTCACGGGGGAGATTAGTCCGGCTTGCGTAAGTGCTCACCGCACCTTCTCGCACTCGATCCAAGTCATCGGCTACTTTTCGGAAAGTGTTGGCATCCCCTGCCGCAAACATCCAGGGGTTATGAATCATCAGAAAACTATTCTCTGGCATCGATACCGTATCACCCGCCATGGCAACAATTGACGCTGCAGAGGCGGCAACACCATCGATGTGCATATTGACGTTGAAAGGCTGTGATCTGAGATAGTTATATATCGTGTTTCCATCCCAAAGATCTCCACCCGGAGAATTCAGTCGGACACGCAAGGAATCACCGGATGAAAGGTTCAAGCCTTGCACTTCCTCAACAAAATCTTCTGCAGAGACACCACCACCAAAGAATCCACGTCCGATCTCATCATAGATCAGGATTTCCTGTGAATCCTTCTTCAACGAGAACCATTCCCGCTTACCTGGATCGACCCGACCGTTATGAAAGTGCGGTTTCGATGATAGTTTCATTTAGTGCAGCCTCTTTCAAATAGTTTAAAAAGTACTTCAACTTCTTCATCATTTACCAGTTTGACCAGCAACTTGATTTTGCTTTCCTGTAATTGATCATCACCGATATCAAAGTCATGTGCCAAACCATTCAACTGACCAGACACTCGAATATACTTATCACAGACATCATCACTTGCGCCAACCCATTCCTTCATTCGCTCAGTCAGATCGCCGTTGCTATAAATGTCCTGATCCTTACCAATTCGAGCGGCTTCATAACGAATCAGCCGACTCGCTGCCGCCTGCACTACCCGCCTGGAGGAATCATCACCCTCTTCACTCGGATTCTGGCCAGCCTGATCGGCAGGGACCATGTTTAGCGGTACAAGATATTGATCACCCGTATCACCGGGTAAGCGATTCATTTCTTCCCGTTCACGAACCTCATTAACCGATAACCAGCCCCAGTTCCGCCCTATCGCATAAGATTCCGACCTGGACCTCAAATCACCCCTTAACAGACCTTCTAGCACATGCTTGGTGTAAAAGGTATTCCGCTGGAAGAATAACTTTCTATCAAATTCCTGTTCCCAACGAACAGCCCATGGCCGTATGGCATCAGAAACAAACTCGATATTTTGGTGCTCGATATTCGTAAAATGCGCGTTCTGCAAATCCTTCAGTTTATGCGGCGGGAGATTGAACCACCTGGCCCATTCTTCAACGGAAAACCTCATGGACTCGATTAACTGGGAGTCCTCATGGCTGAGGTTTGTTGCGCGAAGCTTTACCCCGTGCTCAAGCAGCGCAATTCGGTGAGCGTTCGTCAATCCGCCATAAGTCGCCTGCAGTTCCTTCTTGAACCTTTCCCGACCATCCGGCTCTAGCTGACCGTCCGTTTCAGCAACCATCGAAACATGACCGCCATTCCTGAAGTATTTGGATGAATAGCTATGCTGAGCCACGTTAAGTCCGATACTTTCCGCAGCTACCTGGATTAACGGATATCCCTTGCGGCCATCATAGCCCAGACCTGGCACATGCAAGACATTCTCTGCATTCAGAATAAACCGCTTACCGTCTATCCAAGTTTCATACCAAAGCTTTCCATCATCTGAGCGTGCTGGCCAGGTATCCCTTGGCAATAACGGCCATAGATTAAGCGGACTACCATCTCTACCACGCTCGATCTCAACATAGGCATTACCCCAGTCGATCACATGCGCCATTAGCGTCTCACGAAACACCATGGCCGACATTTCGGGATTTGGTTGTCGGTGTAAGAGGTTTTGAACAGGATGATTTGTTGCTACTTCACGCCCTGCATCTGTTCTGCGATAGACATTCAGTGGTAGAGAACCAAGCGTTTCGGAAATAATCCGAACACCGTTATAATACCCGCTAAGGCTATATGCCTTGTCCTGAGAAGCCCGAACACCCGATGATGTCTCACTGGTTCCCAAATAGTCTAATAGCCATGTGGCGGGATTACGTAACGTCGTCGTTGCCGATTGAATATCCAGCCGCTTCAGAATGAATGATCGCAGACCATTTTTAATGGATTCAAGCATTATAGGTCCACAACATATAAATCATGATCTTCATAAGGTGTAGTCTCGCGCTCATGGAATAAGGCGCGGGCCATCGCCATAATAGTCGCCACAATTGGATCGATCTTTGCAGAGGAGTCCTTTTGGACTTTATTTGGAAAGATATTATCTTTCAGATCCAACCGTGCGCACACATTACCAGCTGCCCAAAACAGTACCGGGTCCATATCGAATTGAATTGACCTAGATAGAACTTTTGATTCCAGTTCCTTCATCGGCTCGGAGAAGTTTTTGACCGTCGCGCCATATTCCACCATCGGCAACCCTTCCTTCAACATACGCTGGGAGAATTGAGTAGCCTGGAAAGGGTCGTAAGGAACCTCTACCACCTGATGGTGTTTGGCAATAGATTTCAAATCTTCCTCGATATACTCATAATCGATCACATTGCCCGGCGTCGTAGTCATCCAGCCGTCAGCGTGCCATGCTGCATACCTATCTGACCGTTCGTCAAAGATAGCCTCTTCAGGCAGATAGTGTTTACAGAATACAGTCCATACATCCCCCGAACTCTCACCAGGGAATAAAATAGCCATGGCCGCTAAATCAATCTTGCTGGCAAGGTCTAATGCCACAAAGCATTTGCGGCCTCTGAAGTTGTCGATATTCAGATGCTTTCGGCACGCTTGGAACGCAAGCATGTTCATCCAGGCCGCTTTGGCTCCGACCCAAACATTAAGATGCTTCGTCTTATAGGCCGCCTGGCGGATCGCGCTACGTCGCGCCTGCTTTAACTGGCCTTTCAAGAAGTCTTCAGAAACACTAATCCCATAATTAGGATTGGCTTTTCTCAAAACATCTTCCGAAGCCCATTCGTCGTCTGTGTCTATCGTGTAGATAACCCCGAATATGGAATCATCTTCCACCGTCCCCTTTAATATCTTTGTGACATCTTCGCGCTTGCTGAAACAAGGACCACCCACATCCTGACCGGCAGTCGTGATATAAATCATTAGCGGAGAATTTCTGGAACCCATTCCGGTGACTAATGTATCAACTAGATTGGAATTCGGGTGTTCATGAAATTCGTCAGCAATCCCACAGCTACAGTTCGCGCCATCACCGGGATCACCAACCAATGGCTGGAACTTACCACCATCAGCTTCGGTATAAAGACTCTTTGCCGCAACGCTGATTTTGTACTTTGCCGCCAAGTCCGGGACCATCCTGCACATAGCCCTGGCAGGACCAAAAACATGCATGGCCTGAGACTCAGTGGCAGCACCACACAAGACCTCTGCAGAGAACTCACCATCCAGTACCAGCATACCTAGGCCAATACCGGCAACCAAAAGACTCTTCCCGTTCTTCCGAGGCACCTCTACGTAGACTTCCCGGAATCGCCTATTCCCTGACTCATCCAGCCACCCAAAGATATTAACGACAAGGAAAACCTGCCAGGGCTGTAACTTTAACCGCTCAGACTTTGCCGCCCATCTGCCTTTGGTATGAGGAAGCCTTTCAAGAAAAGAACACCATCGGTCAACTGTAGGAATGTCCAAGTGATAATCAAAATCACGGGTAAGATCATCAACAAACCGCTGGCAAGCAGACTTAACATAGGCGCACGCCGGTATCTCTCCCGATATGACCTGATCAGCATAATCTGCGGCAACCTTGACATAACTCATTCACTACAACACCATTGCTATCTGACTTGTTTCTTGTAAGAACCTGTCTTCAGCAGCGTCAAAATAATCCTTGTCTATCTCACAGCCGACAAACTCACAGCCGAAATAGTGCGCGGCTATTGCACTCGAACCACTGCCTAGATGTGTGTCTAGGATTCTCATATCTGGACTGGCATAATTTTCCAGTATCCACTGATACAACCTCATAGGTTTCTGTGTCGGATGAATTCTTATCTCTTTGTTTTTCATATCCTGTTGAAGCATACCATTCCACCGAAAAGCAAACTTTCTAACTGCTGTCTTAAAACTTGAAAATGCAAGCTCACAATCAGCAAAATCACCGCTGTTTTGTTTATCCCAAACCAACCAACACGGGGATGAACAATTGAAACGATTCGCAAAATGATTTGCCCCCCATATTATCTGGTTTTTACTCACACGAAATAGTTCACTAAAATAAAACTGTGATGGTGGTTCCTTGTCCCTTCCGTGAAATGGTTTATACGATACGGCTTGTATCTCAGTGCCCCTTGTGTTTTTTCTATCTATTCGACTACCGAAAGGTTTTGTCCTAGAAGCATTTTGTTCACCGCTTTCACCTATCCCATACGGCGGGTCAACAATAGCCAAGTCAAACGCCTTATCTTCAAGCGTCTTCATGTACTCCATACAGTCAATGTTCAACAATGTTACGTTATTCAAAGATCATCAAACTCGTTTACTTTCGGCTTATCAACCTGGAGCTTGGTCCGGTCACTCGGCGTCATTCCCAAAAACCCAAAATTCGTCACCATCCGATTCATCCTGGCAACGGCCATTTCATGCTTCTCACGCCGGAATTGCGCCCATAACACGGCGGTCATCTCAACAAGGTTTCGGTCACTTCCTGTCAAAACTAGCTTGGGTACCTGACTTATTACCTCTTTCCAGGCCGCTATCTCATCTTTCTCAAGACCTTTCGGCGGTTTCGGATCGAACGCATCCGCTTCCGGTTCCTTTAATCTGCGCCTTTCAGGGTTTGTCTTATATGCACCCTTTAACTCTAATATTGCACTGGCTGTTGCTGGTCTGCCCATGCCCATTTTGTAAGTCCTTGAAATAGATACTATTGCAGTTTCGAAAGAGCGACTCCCCACTGCCGCGGCCTCTCCCCTAAGCGTCAGAAATCCGACCCCCCCTCCCATAGTCGACTCCAAACTCATAGCCAACCCCAGGATTATACACAACTCCAAACTTACCCCTAACTATGACATTAGAGCCGAGTCTAAGCTAAGTCATTGTTATTGATACTGATCTATCGTCGCGGTTTTTCTGTTATGGCAACGGATGCACGAAGCAACCCAATTATCTGAATTCCAAAACAATTCTTTGTCACCCCTATGTGGTATCCGATGGTCTACCACTTGACTAGAAGCTTTCCCGCAGTACTGGCAAACTGGATGCAATTGTCTGAATTCTTTAGCTAACTTGTACCATTGTTTTGTATATCCACGCTGATATGCATTAGGTCTCGAGCCTTCGTAGCCCTTCGGTATGCGTTTCTTCCGTGGTTTTGTGTGGCGCTTGCAATAAGTTGAGTTAGTCAATTGACCACATCCAGCATGTGCACATAGTGATGGGGCTTTGTGTGGCACGATCTAAGCCCTTATCTCCATATACCCTTTACCCTTGCATACCCTAGATAGATAACGCCTCTCACAGCCTCTCACAGCTGCTCAGCACTATGTCGGATCACCTTACAATTAACTCATTGATATTGTTGTAAGTTATATATCTGTCGAAAAACTTAATTAACTAAGTCATTGATATATAAGGATGTGCTGTCGGGATTCTTTACACTTTCACCCTACTCATATATATAGTTAACTCTAATATCTATGGTTATCAACAGCTTGCACACATGGCATTAATTATGCTTGGTTATGGGTGTAACACCTATAAGCGAACCGACACAAGGACGTGTGAAGCCGCTATATGCCGGGAGCTGGTGCGAATGCAAAGCAGGTTACGAAAGAACCCTGCACTCGAAAGAGTCAATCCAGATCAGAATGTAAAGATAAGCTTATGTTTATCTGTACATTTTGCCAACACAACAATGGAGATTAAGACAATGAGTTACGCAAATCAGACACGCTACCATGTTGAATGGCTAGCATATCAGCACATACCCGATGGTGAAGACTATAACCCTGATGTACACGACCATTACGATTCAGTGAATTTAGCCAGCAAAACCTCAGCATTACGACTTGCTGAAGCTAAAGAAGCAATTACCGGATGGGCCAAAGTAACTAAAGAAGCTAAGTATTTTGACCACTATAACCGGATTGATTATTGGGACGAAATAGAAACAATCCGAGATCCGCAATAGCCAAATCCATTCAACCATACGGGCTTATCAGTGTACTTTAACTAATAGAGGGTAAAGCCATGCTGCACTACATCACACCACAGTACCTTGATCCTTTCCACGGACAGACACTCATAGAATTCTGCCCGACAAGTGAGCGGATCATAACTTACATCATTGGCGCAATTATTATTTTAGGCGCGCTGATTTCAATAATGACGCTGATAAGCGTTTATTTTTAATGGAGAAAAGACAATGAGAACCGAAACACAGTTAATGAAAGAAGCATATCAAGTACAAGATGCATGCAACCTTTCCGGCGTCGTGCATTCATTTTCACGTGCCATGACTGATCTACGGGAAGCGTGCCCAAATCAAGGTACAGAATTCTACAATACCCATCCTGTAACGATTATGTATGCCAGTAAAATCTACAGTTTAAGCATTCTGGCCACTTCAGGATTTGATGCTGAGTCAGAAGCTTTTAGACTTGGGAGGGAGGCAGCAGCCTAGCCAAATCGCTTCAACCCATTGTGGCAGCAGTGGGTTTTAGGATAACAGCTGATTGTTATCAATACCTTGGAGTAAAGACAATGATTCACAACAGAACAATCTGTAAACAAGTTGATATGACCGACAACGACCTATTAATACTTCTTAACATCAATATTCCTTGCGAACCTCGCAAAGAAGATAGGCTAAGCGCAGAGATTATGCTTGCTAGAACTAAAGCACATCTGCGCGGCGCTACACCCGCAGAGATTCAGCGCAATGTCGCTAGACTCGAAACAAGTTAACCCAACGTATTAAATTGAGGTAAAGACGATGAAACTTACAAAAGCACAACGTAAAGCCGTAAAACGTAAATTTGATATTAACCCGGACGGAGCAAAATCATACAGCGAATTCCGGCGCCGCGTCGTTCAAGGTTATGGCTACATTATGCTGCCATGGTGCCATATGTGGCTTGGTATCGAAACCGATGGTTATACACACAGTTAACTAAATCACTTCAGCCCATTCTCCAGAGTGGGCTTTAGGATAACAGCTGATTGTTATCAACAAAATGGAGTAAGACAATGCAAACAATACTACATAAATTTTGTGTCGAACGTGGCTCAAAAGAAGCCGCTGAAATCGACAAAATACGCGAACAAACGCAAGGCGCTGGCGCTGGCAATTCGCATATCTGTGTTTCAGGTATCGGCTATAAAGCGCATTTCGGCCATAAAACCGAGACCGTAACCATTGATACTTCCTTTCTGTTTAACAACCAGTGGAATGAAGCAGGTGACGGCGGCCGCAGACTTTTTGACTATTATGAAGAAAGCACACATGCCCGATCATTCAGGCTTACTCGATACGGTCACTGGTTAGAAATAACGCCAGAAATGGCTGCTATTCGTGAGTCCGTGCACGTTTGCGGATTTTGCGGCAAACATTATAGCCATTCAGGATTCTGCGATTCCTGCTTAGGCTCAGAATACCTGTGCGAAAGCGACCTTTACTTACTTCGTTTACTCCCGGCTAGCCAATCTTTTGGCGCTAAGCGGCCTAAACTAATAGGTCAAGAATCTGCCAAGTTACTTCCGGCCTACCGGGAGGCACAAGGCATGGGCAAAGCAGCTAGACAGTCAGCTAAGCTTAAAGGCTTAAGGCTTAAGGTGTCTAAAATTGTCACAGATGCCGAAGCAAAAGCAAAAGCCGACATTGCAGCCGCTACAGTTGAACAAGACGGTAAAAACTGGTTGTTAGATCATAACTACCGAGACATCGGAAATGTCATCTACTATCAACATTCACATACATGGGATTTCGGCTGGAGAGATAAGCTATCCGCCGCTGACAAATCCCTGCTTACCGATCTTTTAACGGAATTCCCTTATGAATATGACTTCAAGGCAGATATCTAACAATCGAGGCACCCCATGAAAATTGATCTTACGCAACACTGGGAACTCTGCGACGCGCTGCGAAAATACGCCGTAGATACCCGCACACCTAGCGGCTATCAAGTAACGCCAGAACAAGCCGCCATTGAAATCTTAAACTTTTATCTATCTACGCACGATGAAGTGATTACGGTTAGGCGCCACACTGGCAACGGATACCTATAATCACATAATACATTGCCCCGCCTGGCGGGGTTTTTTTTGGAGATAATATTATGAAACCAATTGACTGGAAACCCGATTATATAGAATTCAATATTGCCGGATGTTATCTATCTGGCCTTATCAATGGAGACGTTTCTGGATTGAATGATGAAGACATCAAACTATTGGATGAATTCGAAGGAAATCTACAACATCCTGGATACTGGTATGTCATCAGCGAAGAATCCAATTTTTCCCGCGATGAAGTTTCCTACTTAATGGCCGATTGCTATGAATGTCGTTATTACATCCAATCCAGGCCAGGAATAACCCGATGAAATACATCACCCCGCTACGGCGGGGTTTTTTTTCGCCTAAAATAAACCCGCCCCTTGATATCCTTATCAATTCCACCCCACTGCTTAACCTAAGCCCTTCTAACCCGTTAAAACCTTCACCCAACCCAACCATATACCCCAAAATATCGCCGCTAACACACGCTGTAAACCGCCTTAAAATCGATGTCGGAATACTTGACACCGAGGGGCATTGCGTGTAAAGATAATCGACAGAAATCGGATTTTCTGTAAGCTTTTCCGAATGTTAGTAAGAAAATCCGACAGTAGTTTTGGAATTGCAGACCATATAAAAAATGCTTTTCCCATCTATAAAAAAGTGCATTTTGCATCTGTAAAAAAATGCTTTTCCCATCTGTAAAAATGCAATTCCGATCTGTAAAAATTTCCCGAGTCAGTGAGCCGTTGTCTCGTCTAGCTGGTGGAGTATAGCTAGATAGTCACCGTCTAGCGTATCCAGTGATACCACATACCCGCAGTCCTGCAGTAGTTCCATTAAGTGATCTGATTCGTCGTCCAATAGATCCTGCTCTAGTGCC